ACACTATTCAAATCGAAAGTATTAATCAAAAACTATAATTACACATCCATGGAAAAAACTATTGAACTGTTAAATAAATATGATTACTATTATACTCACAACAATTATTGGCACGTACAGAAAATGATATGTGCTGGATGGAATCTAAAAGCCGCAGACAGTGTTTTGGTAGGTTATGATTCAGATTCACGCTACTGCATTTCTGATTTTCACAGGAATATCTAGCTTATTAAAATATTCTTTTGTGTGATTTGTGAATTTGTTCTCAAACCATTTCTTTATTCCATCGTCTTGATCCATTACAAAATTCATATATAGATCCACATCTTCATGTGCTATACCATATGTTCTAAGTATAGGATATATATCTGAACCTAACCAAAATGGACCTCTAACGTTATTTAATAATTCTTTACCTTCATTATACAATTCATATGCTTGAGTTGAAGTCATCGTGTCATGAACCCAGTCATTGCCATAACCTTGTATATTATGTTCATCTTTACCAAACACGCTCATTTCTTTTATGTCTGTGGCAGCTTCATCATACCTATCTCTATGCCACGTAGTGAAGCTATATGTTTTGAGTGGACAAGATTTTAACCACTCAAATGTGTGTCGAATTGATTCTGGTGTTTCTCCCGGTAAACCTATGATAAAATTACTATGTGTGTATAAATTACCATTTGTTCTGTTATGCACTTCTTCCAAAACTTTGTTTGCTTTTGTATGACCAAGCATTTTATTTGCAGTCTTCAATGCAATGTCGTTTGTGCTTTCTAAACCAAACTTAAGATATTTACATCCACTATCATATACGATATCAATAAGGTCTGGGTGCGTACTGAACACATCGGTACGTGCATATGAGTGCCATTCAATATCAAATGGTAGTTCTCTAAACATTTTGCATATGTCAACTACTTTTTTTCTATTGTCATTAAATGTATCATCCAGTAATCTATATCTGGTAGTGCCGTACTCATTATAATTTCGTATCAATTCTTCTTTTATTGATTGTATTGACCTGCGCTTATTGCTGTGTCTGTATGAACAAAAGAAACAATTAAAAATACAGCCACGACTGATTTCTACAAATGTCCATTCATTAGGCAAAAAACAACTGTTTATTCTTTTATGATCCATAGACATGTTATTAGCAACATATTCTTTTGTCAATGGATAGTCTTTATCAGAATGAATTACCTTTGCTTTACTAAAGATATATGGTTCTTTACCTAGATTCCATACATCATATGCAATTGGTTTTTCCATAGATGCAATTGCAATATCTGATTCGCCTGTAAAAATATAATCAATGTGTTCATCAACAAATTTTAAACCTCTCTGAGATATATTTGTTATTTGACCACCACCGATGATGACTTTTATTTGTGGAAAATTATTCTTCACATATTTTAGAATTTTGCTTACTTGTTTATGATAATAGAATAAGCCATTCGACTGTGTGCCTAACGGTCTTATCTTATCAAATAATGAATGCTGACTAAAATCTTTAGTATGACCTCTCATGTTAGTAAGAGATATGCCAAGATATTTAGAATCGTCTGTTAGATATTTGTTTAATATTTTTACTTGACTGTCATAACTTACATGAAAAAAATAATCTACAACGGGACAATCTAATATGGTTGCAATTCTATAAGCTCCTGGTGTTCTGATAGGAGTACCGTGCCCATAGTCAGCATTAAACCTAGGCGTCATATCTGTAATAATCAAATTCACTTATATCGTTCCGGTAGGTAATTAATTTTTTGTGTTTGCTTTTCTGCAGGAATATCTAGGTCATCCCATAAATCAAGTGTCAAGTAAACTCTATCAAAATTGCCTTCATGATCTATCTTATGTGGTACACTCACATTCATAAACCAAGCATGTCCTGGTTCAAAGTATATTTCACACCATTCATCATCAATAAGAAAATAAGTGCGAATCTGCTCGTTAGTGAAAACAGGAATGTGTACTCTAAATCCATTTGTCTTAGGATGTGGATAATCAATGTGTGGTTTTAAATGCCAACCAGGATATGCAACGCTGTATCTGGCTCTTATAACACGAGACCGAAACATGTCTAAAACTTCTTTTGTGTACGGCTCCACCCATGGTAGTATTTTAGACCACTGACTGTAGTTTCTTGTATCCTTTTCTAAACCCATAATATTAAATTGCTTGTATTCATCTGCAATGAAATTCACATCATCCAATTCTTGTTTGGCAGTATCCCAATCAATTTTTCTATTTCGAAACCATCTTTTAAGATATGTACCAGGTCTGTTCAGTAGATGTTCTTGATGGCACAGATAATCATTATACAACTGCTTATGGTCTAGTCCACTTAATATCTTTGCACATACTGGATAATCATCTAAGTTGCCCTCAGACTTAAATATCTTTATCTCATCGTATGGGTTATCTTCATCCCATTTATAAATCTTTTTAATTTTACCTAAAGATTCGCCATTATATGAGTGCCGACTGATAATATTCATATCGTCAGTACCTTTTTTCTATTCGCTTTTGCATTTCTTTGTATCATGTCAATAAGCTCTGTTGACGCTTTACCTTCAATTCTGCATATAATTCTTTGTTCGTCACATTTATCTATACTGTGGTGTATCAAATGTGGGCAAAAATAATATAATTCATCGTTCATACATACTTCTTCACCAGATCTGTCAAAATGAAAATTGATACCAGAACCTCGTAATACCAATGTGATAAAACAATCTATGTCCTGGTTATAATCAGTAATATCATATTGATTTAAATGTTCGTTTCTTCTAGACGCTGTTTGTGTATCCATACGAAATACACTATCAATATGCTTATGTAGTCCATGACCTGGTTCTACTGTTTGTATATTTACTCTACCTATTCTTTCAAATGGTAAAGTTTCTACAAATTGTTTAAGTTCAGGACAATCAATATTAGTCCATTCAAATTTGCTACTATCTGTAACTAGGTAGCTAAATGAATACTTGAGTCCATTAATACCTCTAAGCAAAACACCTTGTACTGGAAAGTCTTCTGGCCTTTCATCTCTTTGCTCTTGTCTAGATTGTTTTTCAATTTCATCTGTAGCATTTTTTGGTCTAATGAGTTTTATGCCTTTAGAGGAAATCCATGCACCATAATCTTGTAAAGCAGACATTGCTTCCAAAAGCATAGCGTTTTTATTATATGTTATATCTGTTAACGGTGTATAAAGCACATACTTTTTATCTAAGTAGATCATTGCTCTAACCTTGATATTTAAGTTTGGTTAGAACTTTCATAGTGTTTTCCCAATTCTTCATTACGTTAAAAACCATCATAGTGCCTTTATGGGATGAACTCCAAAGTCTATGCGTTTTTCTAGTGTCAACATAATATATAGTATTAGGACGAAATTGTACAGGCTTATCTTCTACTTCCCATCTCATACTATCCACACTATCACCCAAGAAGGCAATCAATCTAAATGTAGGACGAGTAAGAAGCATGTGGTCTCTATGAGGAGGATAGTGACCTCCTACATTAAGTCTTACTAAAAATGTACGACCTAATTCAAAATAATCAAACACTTCATGCATACAAGTTAATAAATCTCTAGCTTCTGTGGGAATATTCATATCGTTTTCAGATGGTTTATATCCATATATTCTAGCTAACTGAGATAAACCACAAGGATCTGTAGCTTTTGCGCCTTCAATTCCATATATAAGAATTGATTCTCTGTCATTATATTGACCCTCTCTCGGTTGAAAAGGTACCCAATAGTTTTCTAAAAATTTTTCATCTTCATTCCATCCCTTTATCTTAAACGATAAAGGTTCCCAAGTTCCTAATGCTGATAGCTGAGCTTCACATGCCATATCTTCTTCTGTAGGAAATGTCTTCTCTCTTGGTAATTCATGATACAAAGGCTTGCTTTCAGGCCTAGCATGAAATAAGGTGTTTCCATTTTTATCTAAATCAATTAAAGTTTTTTTCATTCTATCCACTCATCAAGTAACATTGGTTTATCGTATTTTATTTTATATGGTGAGTTTTTTATTAAATTATAGTAAGCATCGGTATGATTGCCTGTCCATGGAGTACCAAAACAAATTGTTATCTTTTCTTCAGTGCCAGGGTCGATTGAATGTGGATGCGTGCCATCTAAAACATAACAGTTATAATCATTAGGCACATATTGTTTTTGGTTATTTGAATCTAAGAAATATAACTTATCAATCTCGCCTGACAAAACAATCCTAAATTTATGCTGTCTTGTATCTAAAGATTTTGTACCAGAATCAACATGAACATTCAAACCTTTATTAGCTTGTGTTTTCAAAACGCTAACTCTAGTTCTTAGATCCATAAAAGAGAATACTTTATTTTCAATAATCTCAATTGTAGTTGAACACTTATATGATGCTTCTGTACAAGTCATATTGCCGTTTGCTCTTGATACACCATTAGGTGCACCAGTTGTACCGTTACCATTTATTAGTGGTAATATACTACATCCGCGAAAAGAGTCCCAATACCAATGTTCTTGTTCTACGCTTCTCACTTCAGATAGCATTACATCAATTGCTTTTTGATCTATATTTAATTCTAATGCACAAAAGGTAATATCAGTTTTCATGGCATTTCAAACCATTTCATTTGAAAAAATAATCTTTCTTCATCATTGTCAATTACACTATGCAATTGCTGTGTATTAATAATTACAGGTTGGTATTTTACGTAATTATATTGATAAACTATTTCTTTATCATCATCTCTACTACTCCAAAATGTAATAGGTTTTTTCAAATCAACTAGAGGTATTGATAAAGCATACTCTCTAAAATCGGTATGCACTTTTAGCTCACCACTTACTCTTGATATTTGAGGTTTAGATTCACCTCGCCAGCTGGGATATAAAGCAGTTATTTTATCGTAGAATGGATGAGTAAAATCTTCTTCAAGAAAATGTTGTTGGTATCCAGATTTCATTTTGTATGTACCATTAAATGCGGTAGCTAAATTTTTTTTAGTGTCTGAATGATTGTTCAAGTATGCAATGTCATCTGCATCTAATTCCAGTTCTGTGAAAACGTGTACATATTTCATTTGATGTCTTCCTGTCCGTTAACGCTTAAAATAAGTCTTATATCATCCGTTGGCCCTAGATTAATAGCGGCATGCTCATACCCTGGATTTACAAAATATGCACTGCCATCTGCTTTTAAATTGTGCTGTTCTATCTCACCATTTTTTGGTCTAACAAAAGTAAATGCCCACGGATTTGTAAGCAAAGGTATATAATATCTCATGCTGTAAGTAGTGTCGTAATCTATATGTGGTAAAATATAAGCGCCTGGTTTTTTAACTATTAGACGAACACGAGTTGCTGGTGATTGAAAGGTTTGAATTACCTCTTCAATATAAGTACCTTTATATTTGTCCAATAAAACTCCGTATGATTGTTCGTCATACGCATTACCAGTTGTGGACTCTGTAATTGTTCTCTGATGATATTCTTTATTGAGCCAATCGTCCTTAGCCCATTTAGAATTTATGGTATCTTGTTCATAAGTTACAGTATCAAAACACTCTAATATTCTTTTAATATCAAAACTATAATCTAGTTTCTTAACTGTTGGAAAGTGATTTCTTCTCAGCAAAGACATATTTTATCATCCATCCGGCGGGGTCAATCTGCCACCATTCTTTTTGAGTTGTGTATGATTTTGGATTATCGTGGTGATTTTTATGCCAACCATCTCCAAAATTAAACATATTAATCCAAGTTGCATTACTTGGAGTAAATTCGTTGTCACCCAAATGATTTATATAATTTGTTGTGTTCTGTGTAATAAGGCTCAGTGCCGCAGGCATACAGAATCCAACCACGATGCCGTGAATTCCAAATAAAATACCTAATGACATAACATAAACCAAAGGAAATGCGAAGTAGTATTTGTGGCTGTACGTAATGAATTTGTTTCTCATTAGGTCTACTACGTATCTAGGATTTGGTTTATAGTCATATGTTTCCATATATAACATACTAAAGAAACCCTTTGATGCCTTATGTGGATCCAAATCAGTATCAGAATATCTATGATGCTGTCTATGCATACCAACCCATCCTAAAATGGATCCTATACATGATATCATAGGAGGTATTGTACACAACAACATCATAAAGACATTGCGAAATTCAAAAGAACCATGGCTCCAATATCTATGATACGATACTGCAATACCTAATGGATTCATAAAAAAGAATACTGCCAACACCACAAGTGCGGTGTTCAAATCAATGCCTATAGTAAAAATGTATAAGAGAGACAGAATTATATTAAGTAAATATACTGCTCTAATAACTGAAAATTTACTTTCAAGAACCGACATCAAAGTCTACTCCTTGTCCTACACCAACAACGCATGCTGTTTCTGGGTCTGTAAATTCTACAAACAGCCAAAACTGTTCTTCGGGATTATAGAAAAAACCATAAGGCAATGTGTACATGTCATTTTCAATTCTGGCATTACCTATCGATTTAAATAAAGGTAACATACCGTCTCGCTTAATTCTATCTAACACGGACTGAGGTGTGGCACATTGAACTGGCTTTTGAACCCAGACTGGTGGTCTTTCGGTTGGGGTGTGATTTTCTGGAGCCGCTTCAGCGTATATGTATACTGAAGATACAAAGACAAACAGTGCCGCTAAAAATATCTTGTCTTTTAGAAGTTTTTTTATCATCTACGTGTCTCCAAAACCTAACATTGCGCTTAAGCCAAACACTTCCATAATCATAAACGTAAAGATCATGAGGACAATACTCCACATAATCAACTTACCATTAAAGTTTGTCGCTGCCAATCTGATAGCAATAAGTTCATTACCTAAAAACCTAAGCATCAATTCAAATTCATTGTGATCTGATTTAGACACAATGCCGTTTTTCTTTTCTTCAGCCATTAGGTACCGATACTTTCTTTTGGTTTACAAACATATGTCACTGTATCCCAGCTACCATCAGGCGGAATATCAACATATTCTTTAAGCATGATTAGACATTTATCTTCATTATCAAACCACTGTACGTCTTGTTCTACACAGCTACCGCTTAGACAAACTGTGAGTAATATATGCCAAATTGTTTCCATAACATCACCTTTTAAGTTGGCACTTCTGTTGCTAGGTAGTTCCCACCCCGCTTACCTATCTAGGCAGCAATTGCCATTTCTGGCGCATAATTGTCATTTGCAATTACATTTTTTGTTCGCGTTAACCGAGCTTACATCCGGATAGCTCCACTTTTCTATTGTCTATCTGTCGATCCTATTTCGCCCCCATCATAAGCACACTCAGTAAATGTGTTTATGGTGGAGGCGGTGGGTACTGCCCCCACGTCCAGCCTAGTTTTCGAATTGCTTCATCACTATACTTCTATTTATACGTTAAGGTAAGATTGCATCTACTCCATCAACGTATTCCATCATTGTAGCAAGCTTACCGTCAGGAGCATCACCAAAAGGCTTAAATTTACCTGATGTGATATCAGCTTGAAGTTGCTTTGCTACACCTGCAAGTTCTGCTGGCATGTTTGTATAATCAGCCATGCCAACCATTCCTGTATCCATGCCACCCCAAGTATTCTGCATTGTCCATGTGTTATCAATTACAGCTTGAATACGCTCAATATAGTATGGACCCCAAATATCAAGAATTGCTGTAAGTTGTGTTTCTGGTGCAAAGCTAATCATGTTTGATGCTTGACCAAAACCTTTTACACCTTCCGCGGCTGCGGTTGCAAGAGGAGATGGTGAATCTGTATGTTGTGTGATGATATCAGCACCACCTGCAATCAATACTTTTGCGGCATCACTTTCTTTGCCTGGATCATACCAAGTGTTTACCCATACTACGTCTACATCAAAGTCTGGATTGATAGAACTAGCACCAAGATAAAAAGCATTGATTCCACGAATTACTTCTGGAATAGGAAACGATGCGATATATCCAGCTTTACCGTTCTTTGACATATGACCAGCAATCACACCTTGAATGTAACGACCTTCATAGAAGCGTGATGAATAGACCGACACATTGTCGGAAGTCATATAACCAGTTGCATGTTCAAAGATAACGTCTGGGTTGTCTTTTGCAACTTTAATTGTCTGGTTCATATAGCCAAACGATGTTGTAAAGATCATGTCAGCACCGTCTGCAATCATGTTTTCCATAACACGTACTGCATCAGGACCTTCGGGTACTGATTCAACATAGACTGTTTCAACAGCATCACCAAAATGAGCTTCAACCGCTTGACGACCTTTATCATGCATGTATGTCCAACCATGATCGCCAACAGGACCAACGTATACAAACCCAACCTTTAGTGGTTCAGCCATTGCAACGGATGTTCCAAACAAGAATGTGGCAGCTACAATAGCCGCTTTTAAAAATTTCATGTATTTTCTCCAATGAGTTTAAGTCTTAAAGTATTATATATTATAACAGAAAAGACCGTGTTTGTAAACTATATTTTTATAAATAGAGATAGAATTTTAGAAAAAAGTGACCTATAGGAATAATCGTATGTGCAATAGATTAATAATGTTAGCTGGACTATATATCATGTTATCTGCGAATCTAGCATTTGCACAAACAGTTGTTGAAACCACCACTAAAAGCAATTCTGAAATAGAAACAACTGGTAGAACTGTTGTTATTTCGCCACCACCTTCTGCTATTACCCCATCTGTAAATTCATCATCATCTGACTTATGTACTGTTGGAGTTGCTGGAGCAGTACAAACACAAATTCTCGGTATATCATCCGGGGAAACTTATCGTGACCAAAACTGTGAAAGATTGAAAATTTCCAAGACGCTCTATGATATGGGTATGAAAGTTGCGGCAGTATCAGTATTATGCCAAGACAGACGTACCTTTGACGCAATGGAAATGGCAGGAACACCATGTCCATTTCTTGGTGAAATAGGTGATAAAGCAACCGAAGGTTGGAAAAAGAATCCTGGTCGAATTCCAGAAGCAGAAGTCTTGGAGACAAAGAGTGATATTCAGAAAAAACAAGGGGTTGTTGCTGGCGCTACTATCGGTACTGCTCTTCTTTTCCTCTTACTCCTCTAACGCACAGACAGCCTCAACCACATCTGGTACGTCTAGTGATATCCTCATATTAGGAAATGGTTGGACAGGAAACCTGTCTCAGTGTACCTATGGAGTTGACTGTTGGGCAGGAAGCACTGACAACGGAGATGTTCATAACGGTGCTGGTGCTGGTGGTGTACAAGGCACTTTCTATTTTAGTGGTACTCAACAAACCATTACAAATACAATTGCACTTAGTATGGCTTTGCAAGCCTCCGGTATACAAGTTGATGGATACAATTACAAATGGGTGTATAAAAATGGTAACGCTCATTTGTATAATCAGCAAGGTGGTGCAGATGATTTAGAGGTTGTTGTTAATGTATACGATGACAGTGGTAATCTATTCAAAAGTTATACCTATGATTACAGTGGTGCCTTTACTGGATGGGTAACTGACAGCGGTACAGAAACGTTCAATACACAATTTCTCGATCCATCTATGTTCGGTAACGTAGAAGTAATGGTTACAGGCAAAGACATTGCTGGATGGAGTGGTTATTATGGACCTGAGTTTAGATGGGAAGAATCTGAAATCACAGTCAACTACTCCGCAAATCTTTGTTACAATAATCAGCTATATGATGCAACATGTCCGGGCTATGCAAATGCTTTATTTAATCAACAATGCACATTAAATGCTTTATATGACCCATCATGTCCAGGGTATGCCGCGGCATATCTTATACAACAATGTACTGCAAATCCTCTACATGACCCATCTTGTACAGGGTACCAGCAGGCATACTTGAATCAACAATGTAAGCTTGACCCACTATATGATAAATCATGCACTGGACATCTAACCGCACAATGTAACAATGACCCCTTATATGATGCATCATGTCCAGGTTACGCCGCGGCATATCTTGCAGATAGGTGTTACTATGACCCTCTATATGATGTACAATGTACTGGCTATCAGCAGGCATACTTTGACCAGCAATGTGAAATGGATAGTCAGTATGACCAACTATGTCCGACATACCTTGACCCAGAACTAGTAGATTTAGGCGATTTTGACCCAGTACAAGAAGCCATATCAGAACCAGATATTCAAGTTGGTGTTGCAGAACTTGACTTTACTCAACCAACAATAGAAGCGCCTGTTGTTATAGAACAGCCAGTTGCTATCGAAACATATACAGGAGAGAGTGGCACAGGGTTTCAAGAAGTTGATGACAACATCGATTTGGAACAACAGTCTATGGAAGATGATATTGAGACAGAGATTGCAGAACTAGAAGCACAGGCAGAAGAAGATGAAGTAGATAATCCCTTTGAGAAAGAAAGAGATAATGATGAACAGTTTGATGAAAAGGAAGATAAGGAAATCGCAGAAGCAGAGATAGAATCAAATGACCGCCCAGACAATAGTGATGGCGAATCTGGATTTGGAAAAACTGCACAGGAAGATGACATTGAGAAAGAAATTGCTGCCCTTGCAAAAGAAGCAGATAAACCGACTGAAAAGAATAAAAAGGTCAGCACAAAGAATGATAAGATCAGGATGCTTCTTGCAATGAAAGCTATTGCGCTTACCAAAGAAATTGAAAACGCTGTTACTATAGAACAACAGATGTTAGTACAGAGACAACTATTGGCACTTATATCATTCGTGCCAGGATTTGATTATGCCGAAGATGACATATTAGATTTAGCAAACTTCTATCCACCAAAGCCTACGGTTGACCATGCTTATGCACGATGGTTCTTAAACGACCCTAACTTTGGTGCAATGGAAGATTTGCAATACAATTTCAAATAGGAGAAAGAAATGGCTGAAATAGAATACGGTGGAATCAAAGTGGGTGGCAGTAAGCTCCTATTAGTATTACCTCTTATCGGGACACTTGGTGGTGGACTATGGGGAGGCTTTGAGTTCTACAAAGATTATATGGATATGAAAGAACAGATTCAAAATTATGTAGCACCAGACTTATCAGAGTTTGATAAGAACCTTGCGTTAATCAAAGAAGAAATGGTAATGACCAGAAAAGAAGTAGGCATTATCAAAGATGCGATTGGCGAACAAGTTGATTTCATGCGTGACGCAAAGCATGACTTACGTGGCGACTTGGTTCGTATGGAAAAGATATTAGATAAAGTTGAAAATGATATTGATGCGGTCGAAGACAAAGCTCAGGTACTTATGGACAGAACAAAGTCGGATGCAAGACTTATGATTGAAGATGCAGGCAATCGTTTCAATGACAAAGTATCTGGCATGGAAGGTTATGTCAAAAGAGAATTAACTTCGCTTGAAAATGACCTTGATAGAAAACTACAAAAAAGTTTGGATAATCCTTTAGCTAATCGGTAAGTCTTATAAATAGTATAAGAGAGCAGGAGCGAATATAATAAGCACATTGATCTACATTAATCCATAACAGTATAAGGATTAATCAAGATGCCAGTAGCAGAAATACTAGCAGGAATATCACTGGTAAAAGCCAGTGTAGATTTCATCAAATCTAATATAGATACAGCGAAAGACATCGGTGAGATTGCCGGTGCAGTGGATGATCTTTTTAAGGGTCATGACGAAGCACAAAAGAAAAGAAGTAAGGCTTCTGGTGTCGGTGTTGGCGATCAGTTTGGAATTAAGAACGTAGCACAAGAGGTAATAGACGCTAAACTTGCTGGCGAAGCATTGCAAGAAATGAAAAACATGATCAACATGCGCTTCGGTCCTGACACTTGGCAATCTATTGTGGACCTTAGAGCAAAAAGAATGCAAGAAGCAAAGGAAGAGGCAAAGAGACTAGCAATTCAAAAACGCAAAGAAGAAGCAGAGTTTTGGGAAAATGTTAAGTCATTTGCTATTATCGGCATCACACTCTTGGTAAGTGGTTTTGCATTTGTATATGTTTTATGGAAAGCTTCTTCATAATGTTATTTGCTATAGTTATCACTATGGGTGTAAACACTCTTACGTTTGACCACTTAACTTATAAAGATTTAGAAACTTGTCAGTATCATGCCGACAAAATATCTTGGCTTATAAGACTAAGAGAAGGCCCTAGAAAAGCAGAGTGTAAAGAAAAATGATAATTGTAGTTTATTTAATATTGTTAATATCACTCATCACTGTATTGTTTTATGGTGCTTATGTTTATGATGTGATACCCGAACAAGAATTATATTCTTCAGACGAATTAGAAAATAGAAATAAAAAAATAAAAGATAGAATTCATTTGGCTATTCGCTGTCGTGAACATACAATTGAAGAATCGCGTAATGAATTACCTTCATCAAATCTTTACGGTGGTCATCTGTAGTGCCTTTGTTGCCGTAACGTTGTGCATATTTCATAACGTTACCCATATTAAAGCCAGTGCCGTGACCAGCATCATAGATAAACTCTGATGCTTGAAATTTCTTTTTAGAATAATGTTGACTATACGTTGATTCAATGTAGTCAGTGATTTCATTGAGGTATACATCTTCACTGAATTTATAATTAATTTTATTTTTCATTTAATATAATCCTCCTGTAATAAAGTAATGGTCTACTACTACAAAGAATAAACCAAGTGCAATTGCACGTAATATAATTGTTGATATAGTCATTATTTTTCCCATTCTGGCATCGGCATAACATATATACTATCCTTATAGTCACCTGCATTATTTGTTCTAGTGGCTTGATCTATAAGCATTACACCATCTTTATAGCGATATGTAATGAGTTCTCTACGAACAACACCATTTAAGTCAATATCAAACTCGCTTTGAAAAGGTCCATCTTGCATTAGTTTTCCCATCTATAAAATATATGATTA